ATGAGTCAGAAACCGTCAATCCCTAAGGGGACACGTGATTTCGGTCAGCAGAATATGGCCGAAAGGAATTATATCTTCGACACCATCAAGAAGGTCTTCAGGACTTTCGGCTATGCCCAGATCGAGACTCCGGCTATGGAGAATCTGTCAACCTTGCTCGGAAAATATGGCGAGGAAGGGGACAAGCTTCTGTTCAGAGTCCTGAACTCCGGTGACTGTTTCTCAAAGGTCAACTTTGAGGATTACCGCAATGAGGAAGGGGGAGTGAATAGTGTCGCTCTTTCCAAAGAGGTTTGTGAGAAAGGTCTTCGCTACGACCTGACCGTGCCTTTTGCCCGTTTCGTGGTCCAGCACCAGAACGAGATCTCCTTCCCGTTCAAGCGTTTCCAGATCCAGCCGGTCTGGAGGGCAGACAGGCCGCAGAAGGGACGTTACCGTGAGTTCTACCAGTGCGACGTGGACGTGATCGGCAGCAAATCTCAGGTCAATGAGCTTGAACTCGTGCAGATTGTGGACAAGGTGTTCAGCCTTCTGGACGTGAATGTGCTCGTGAAGATCAACAACAGGAAGGTCCTGACGGGTTTCGCCGAGATCTGCGGATTCCCGGACAAGGTGGTTGACATCACTGTGGCCATTGACAAACTTGACAAGATCGGCCTTGAGAGCGTTGAGGAGGAGATGCGTGAGAAAGGTCTGACCGACGGTGCGATCGCCGTGATCGAGCAGATTCTGAAACTGTCCGGTTCCACTTCCGGGAAACTGGCTTCGATGCGCTCGCTGATGAACGGCGGCTCCGCTTCCGGACTCGTTTCCGAGACAGGCCTCAAAGGTCTTGACGAGCTTGAGGAACTTTTCGGCCTGATCGATGCTGCCGGTGTAAAATGCCCGGTAGAGATCGATCTTTCCCTTGCCCGTGGCCTGAATTACTACACAGGTGCCATCTTTGAGGTGAAAGCCCTTGATTTCCAGATCGGAAGCATCTGCGGAGGCGGTCGTTACGACAATCTTACCGGAATATTCGGTCTTCCGGATATGTCAGGAGTGGGCATCAGCTTCGGCGCCGACAGGATCTATGATGTCTTGAAAGGCTTGGATAAGTTCCCTAAGTCATTGGCTTCCAGCACCACGCTTCTGTTCGCTTGTATGGGTGTCGAAGAGCTTCGCTACGTCCTTCCTGTCGCCGCCGCGTTGCGCTCAGAAGGTGTCTCCGTTGAGGTTTATCCGGAGCCGTCAAAACTCAAGAAGCAGTTTGACTACGCCGAGAAGAAGTCCATTCCGTTCCTTTCCATCAACGGTGGCAACGAGGTCGAGGCCGGCGTCATCCAGCTCAAGAACCTCACCACCGGCGAGCAGAAATCCTTCGCCAAATCCGACATCGCCGGAATGAAGGTGTTTATGAATATTTCGGATTAAGAAGCTGTTTTGAATTGTTTGAAATGTTCTTTGAGGTGAAAAATCTTCATTTTCTTCCCGCTTCTTCAGTCAGATAGCACCGCTATCTTCCTTGGAAGAAGCGGTCGAAACTGAAGTTTTTCACTCTCAAACCTTCAAACAAACAATTCAAAACAGCTTCTAACTGTTTCCAGAATATTCCAGTTCGGTAGCTGAGCTTGTCGAAGCGACCAAACAGTTTTTGGATGGATATTTTTAGATAAATATTTGCATATTCAAAAATAATCCGTACCTTTGTAGTCCAATATCGCGGGGTAGAGCAGTTGGTAGCTCGTCGGGCTCATAACCCGGAGGCCGGAGGTTCGAGTCCTTCCCCCGCTACGAATTTGCCGCAACTTCTTGTAAATCAAGGAATTGTGGCAAAATTGTCAAAAATGCTGCGCCAGATTTGCGCCAAAAAAATTCGCTGTCTGAGCCGGTTCCTGTCAAACCTTTGTTGGGGAGTTCAAAAATTTCCCCAACAAAAAAAATGTCTTCAAGTCTCCGCACGACGAATGGCTTTATTCCGGCAAAGGTCGCCGAAGGAAAGCGTTGGTATGTTGAATTCTATTGCCTCGATCCGGAAACCGGTCGCATGAGAAGAAAGAGGGTGTCTGTGCCTAAGATAAAAGGCGTGACCGCCCGCAGAAGGTACGCCAACGACATGGTCATCAACATCAACGACCAGCTCTCGCAAGGATGGAATCCCTACCTGTCCCTGAACAATCCGGAGGAATACACTCTTTTTGATGATGTCTGTGAGAAATACTACCGCTATCTGTACAAGTTGACGGAATCGGACATCATGCGCGTCAAGACCTACAATGGCTACACTTCGTTCCTGAACGTGTTCCGTGGCTGGAACAGCGAACAACACAAACCGGTGTGCTATGTCTATCAATTAAAGTCATCAGTTGTCTCGAAGTTTCTCGACTGGCTATGGCTTGATTGCGGGAAGGCTGCCAGAACCAGAGACAATTACCTCTCTTGGCTTCGCAGCTTTGCCGGATGGCTTATGGAGAAGAACTACATCAGCGAGGACTTCACGGCGAATCTTACTGCCGTTCAGGGTAAGCGCAAATGTGCAAAGAACCGCACCGTCATCCCGAAGGAGACGATGCTTGCCATCCGTGAATATTGCAGCGACCGCAACCGCCACTATCTTTTGGCTTGCTATGTTCTCTATTATTGCTTCATACGCCCTAAGGAGATGAGCCACATCAGGATCGGTGACATTTCGGTAAAGGGAGGCACCATTTCCGTCAGGGCCGAATATTCAAAGAACCGGAAGGATGCCGTGGTAACCCTCCCTGATTGTGTCCTCAAACTGATGCTCGACCTCGATGTGCTGTCAAGCCCCGCTGACTGGTATCTTTTTAGTTCCGGCTTTCGTCCTGGACCTGCACACCATCCGGCTAAGCATTTCGGAGACTTCTGGACCTACCATCTGAAGAAGGATCTGAGGCTCCCTTCCGAGTACAAGTTCTACAGCCTCAAGGACACCGGCATAACGGATCTGATCAAGGCCCGCACCGATCTCCTTTCTGTTCGTGACCAAGCCCGTCATCACTCACTCCAGATGACCGACCTCTACACCCCTCTGGAGACCCGCACCGCCAACGAGTCCATCCGTCACCACGAGTCCTATTTCTAACCATTTGTTCACGTTACTACCACTCGACAAGGCTGTAGGAGAGACCGGCGCCGATGTAGGGTAGCGGGGTGATGCGGTTGTCCTGGATGGTTATGCCGTAACCGGCCTGAAGGGATAGGGCAAAATGAGATCTTTTTCGTGACGGGACGGAAATGGTCCGGGGCACGACCTTCGTTTCCGGAAAGACCTGGATCAGGTCGAGGCTTGGCTGGTAGCCGGACACTACCGCACGATAGTCCTTGCCGGAATATTCCTTGCGCTCCTTGGGGAGCTGGACGAATGTGGTGTCGTGTATGATCACGATGTCGGGATAGGCGACAAGGAGTGTGTCAGTGATGGTGGTTAGGATGGGGACGGGGGTCTCGACGGTGACGGTGTCCCTTATGATCAGGGTATCAGCCTTGGGTGTCTCGATGGCTTCGGCGACCGCCGAGCGGTAGCCCAGCCTCCAGCTCAGGACGGAGACCGTGACCACCAGCGCGGCGACAAGCAGAAGGATCCACCCCGGCTTCATCGCCTCACGCCTCCGAGCCTGTCAGCCCAACGCTCCGTGAAAAACGAGTAATAGCTGATGGTGCCAAAGCACTTGAATGAAGAATGCAGCCAAGCCCAAGTAATTGACGGAATGCCAATGATAGGCAAATACAACCATCCGAGATAAAGCGATTGCCTCGTATGCCCCCACTCGTGGTCGAGTGTCAGACGCACATAGGAGTTTGACAGCCAGGCATACTTCAGGGGCAGGATTATCCTATTTCCGAGACTGATCCCGCCTCTCATCTTTTGGGAATATAGCACCTTTGCTCCGCGGTGTTCGCCCCTGATTGCATCGTCGTGTCCGTACCACCGGAACAGCAGCAATCCCAGCAAGTTCTGCGGCAACTGCCAGATGTAAAGTAATACTTTAATAAAATCTTTCATATTCTTTGAATATTAGAGCCTTTCTCCCTTGTATCGTCTATTATAGAGCAGCTGTCCCCGTTGCGGCCCGCCCCTGCGGTGGCTGAGATGGACGAAGTCAGGATAGAGGATCATCTGGTCCACCTCCCTCCAGATCTCCGGCGTGTCCCTGACAACCTTCGCCAGCAGGTACGGGTCAGCCGCGGCCACGTCCGCCGCCTCCCCCCTGACGTGCTGCGAGGTCGGGACTCCTCCCACCGCTTTGTTGAGCTCCGGGCATCGGTAGCCGCTGTTTATCCGCAGCGGCCTCCTGACAATGTCACGCAGAGGCTGGAGAACCCTTTCCGTCAGCTCCTTCACCGCGTCACGCACATCGAACGATGTGATCACGTTGCAGATGCCCTTGCGCTCCGCCGTCGGCGAGGTCTCGAACTCTCTGTAACTGAAATCCTTACTGATTGTTCCCATCATCCTTTACCCCCTTTACGGCTCCGCCTCCTTTCTCGATGCTGACAGCCCCCTCGATGTTCGCCCCGGTCTTTGCTTGCACCACGGCCTCGATGACCTTGGCGGCATCCACCTTTACCTTTGCCTGACGTCCGAACCGACAGAAGTACCAGTTCTGGGCGATGGAGATCAGCTCCACGCCTATGACGACAAGCATCAGCCCGGTCTCTATGACCGTGTAGCCCGTCGCCACGGCGAGGCTGGAGGCCAGCAACGCCCAGCAGATGTACTCCACCGCCTTGCCTATCGTGCGCCTTATTGCGCGGCTTATCCTGATTTGGTCGCCCTTGCGTCGGGCGGCTCGGATGCCGAACACGAGGTCGATCAGGATGACCACGGCGGCTATGACGAGATATGGCAACATCCGCACGAAAGATTGTTGGAAGAACAGCAATAGTGTGGCCGATATGCCCGTGCCGACCACGACACTCCCCGCGGAGGCCTCGTCCGAGAGGATGTGGGCGTAGTAACTGTCCATCATGGTTAAACTTTTTATGTCAATGATCATGTCTTTATTTTGATGTAATTAGGTGATTTAATCAATTGGATAAGTATCTGCCTCCTGAGTTACGGTACAAGTGGCATAAACGGTGTTCCCATCAGTGCTTACCAATTGTACAGTGCCGGTTCTTGAAGAGCCGGTGTCATTTGCCCTTGCCACCAGGTCGGTGTCGCGGTCTCCGGATCCCTCGGTAATCCCGTCGCTGACAAGGCACCAGTCCGGAAGCGTCAGTCTCCAGCCGGCGCTGTCTTTGTCCGTTATCGTGAAAATCGTTCCGTCGCCACCCGCCTCAAATGTCAGTGAAGACGGGAGATCCCAGGTGGCACCTGATTCTGAAGCATCCTGTGAACAATTGCAAGTGGCAATTACAGCTCCAGTAGAAGCTTTAAGAACGAGATCAAAGGTTCTCTCTGAAGAAGTGTTAACATCAGGTGCCAGAGACAAGCTCTTATTTCCGGTACCACTTATTGGTAGCGGGTCGCCACTTACTAAACTGTTGCCAACGTAAGAAGGACCCTCGATAATCCAACCAACATTATCTGGATCAGAGATATTCAATTCAAGACCTGAGGCGGATAGATCACTCTGACCATTGCTGTCAAAGCGGAATGTAGCAGGAACATCCCAAGAAGGTATAACTAGAGACTCCTGATGGTAGGATATTGATGCTGTAGTTGACTTGTTCCCCTCGCCCGTTATCTTCATTTCAATAGTATCATCTCTGCTTAGGCCCGTGATGTTCTTACCAACGGTGGCCTTGAGATTAAGCTCATCAATGGTTACCAAACTTGGTACTGATGTAAACTCATAGGTAAAATCAGTTATAGTTCTAGTGGCACCTGAGGTATAGGTAGCAGTCTGGTTCGGGGAAACCTTAGCGGCTATATCTACATCCCCACCCGTCTTTGGAATAATTACAGTAGAAGATATGGCATTAACTGATGAATAGGTTACTTGATTGGCCTGTTGGTACACATCAATACTTTGGGTTACTTTAGAGCCATTCCATGTTATAGTGGCTGTAACCGTATCGAGTTTAGTCCTGGCCTTAACAGTTGAACCAAGATTCGAGCCGTTTACCGTTTTAGACAACGTAATGATAACATCCGAAGATGTTATAGAAGGAGTATCGGATTCTCCAGAAGAATAATCAATCTTGCCTGAAGCTGAGATAAAGCTTGGTGAGTCAGCTGAGCCACCCGATGCTGGGATATCGTCTAATGAAACAGAAGCAGAGCTTAAAGTATAGGTGACCTTATTGGGATCCTGTCTTACAAAATCGGTATGAGTTAAGGTCTGACCATTAACGATAATGGTTATCTTAATACGGGCTGACTTATAAGAATCAGTGATGTTCTTTCCCAGAGAATCCATAACTAGCTCTCCTGTATGCTCGTCTAAAGTCCAGTTATAAGGAGAACCAGGAGGATCAGTATAATAGGTATATTTTACAGAATGAGAAGAATTAGATTGGGTAAGAGTTCCACCACCAGATGTTTTGCCATTCCATCCCCAAGGGATTGAAAATTCGTAAGAAGGGGTGGCAACACCTCCTTCTGCGCCTATATCCCAATTAGAATATCTCATATTGACACTTGCGGTGCCGTAGGTCTTCTCACCTTCTGTTTGGGTAATAGTGATGGTTTTAGAAGATACCCCAGGATCACCCGAATCGCGGAGCCTGAAAGTGATGTCCCTGGAGTTCTCTGTCTGATTCTCCGCCACGTCAAAGGAGATCTCAAAAGTGTAAGAGCTAGATGCCCCAGGATCACCCGATATCTGATGAGAGACGTTTCCGTCCCAGGAATAGGCCGTCCCGTTTACTTTAAGGGTGAAATTTGAAAGTAAAGATGGTCTGGTGAGATTAGTCAGCTTCAGAGATGGTGAGTTGCTGGTGCCAGTGATTTTCACGGTGCCACCCAGAGCTGCAACAAAATAGAAAGTCTTGTCTACCCTGATAAACTCACCAGCTCCAACCTGTGAGAGAACTACAGAATCAGAGGCGCCACCAGAGGTAACTCCTTTGATAGAGCCTGATCTGCTTGACCTTCCAGTATGGGAGCTTGCTTTTAGTGATCTTGTCCCTGAGCCACTTCCTGTAGACCCGGATACTACAGTGATCCAACTTGGTTTTGCCATGATGATTCTGTTTTTTTAGAATAAATTAGAAGATGAGAGGGGTTTTGCCCCCTCCCACCTTATGACAGTCTTATTCAAGAGTCCAGCTGTCGTTTGACTCTATAGTGAGCTCCTTGGATTCTCCGGCAGCCACAAAGGTGAGGCTCTCTGGAGTGAGGTTGATGTAGGAAGAAGACCCCTGCTGACTAAACGTGAAGTCTCTGGTGGCAGTCTTGCTGCCCTCGCCAGTGACAGTAACCGTCACAACGAAGCCTCCACGAGGCTCCGTAGTAGGGTTGGCTCCAACAGAGACGATGCCGTCAGAAGAGAGAGCAAACCCAGTTGCAGCGGTCTTGACCTTTGGACTGAGGTCAAAGACAACCGCAGCAGTAGCGCTGGCCTCTGTTCTGGTAGCACCCGAAGTATAGGTGACAGTCTGCTTGGCTCCAACATTGGAGTTGTCGGTCATGTTGCGGCTTTGGGTACCGTCAGCCTTGAGTGAAACCTCTGTGGCAACGGCAGAGTCAAAGGTGATGTCACCGTAAGTAGCGGTGTTGGCTGCCTGATATACATCTACAGAAGCGGACTTGGTAGCTGTAGTCTTCCAAGTAACCGTAGCAGTGAGAGTGCCCTTCTTAGTTCTGTTGGTAACAGTTGTACCAAGTGAAGCAGCTGAAACTCCCTCACTAAAGGTGATGGTACAATCATCAGAGCCGTTGGTGAGGGCAACATCACTGGTGACTGAACCCGAGGTGTAAGTCTGTGAACCCTTGGCTGTAACCGTAGTAGAAGATACTGAACCTCCGGAAGCTGGGATGTCAGCTGGAGCAGCCAGTGTCACATCCGTAACTGCATAAGTAACGGAATTGGCTTGCTGACTAACTGAAACCTCTTTGGAAGCAGACTTGCCATTAGCATTGAGAGTGATAGTTACAGTGCCTGAAATCACGTCTCCAACCGCTGTACTACGAGATTCCGCAGTAACCTGACCCGTAGCTGTGGCAAGGGTAAGAGATGAAGGCCATCCGGTCTTAGTTGCATAAGCAACAGTGCCACCGGTAGTAATGGTGCCACCCCCCGAGGTAACACCGTTCCATCCCCAAGGCTGGGAGAAGGAAACAGAAGGGGCATCAACGGTACCACCGGCAGCAGGGATTTGCTGATAAGTGCCCACGGTGAGGGTAACAGCACCATAAGACTTGACACCCTTGGCCTGAATGATGGCGATAGCATCAGTGACAACATCGCCGTTACCATTCTGAAGCTTGATCTCCAATGTTCTGGCAGCTTCAGTCTTGTTCTCTGGGATCTTGACGTCGATAGTGAAAGTGAACTGAGCATCCTTACCCGGATCGTCATCAATGCCCGTGTCAGTCTTTCCATCCCAAGAATCATCGTTGACTGCGTTGACTTGGATCTTGTAGGCTGCCCCAGGGATAATCTTGCCAGTAGTCTCGGCCACCTTGATGTTTGCCGTATTTGCGGTACCAGTGATCTGAATGGTGTCAGAACCGTCAGAGTTGCTACCCTTTGCAGCGGCATTGTAAGTCTTGGTCGGCACATTAATGAACTCAGCCTTACCGGCCTGAGAAACTGAAGTAGTGTCGGTTGCACCTCCAGTTGTTTTAGCTGTGATTGTTCCACCTCTCTGCTGACGCCCCGTGTACTCACTGGCGGTAACAGTTGTGGAATCGTTCATGGAACCTGAGCTCTTGCCCAGTTTAATCCAACTCGGTTTTGCCATACTTTTAATGGTTTTTAAGAAATTAATAAATTAGCCTTTGTTAGGTGTTTCGTCGTTGTATTTAACTCCAAGAGTCCATGGAGCATTAGATTCTATAGTTAGATCTTTAGTGCTCTCTGGGTCCGGAAATTCTAAGTTCTCTGGAATAAGTTTAATAAACTCACTCAGAGGCTGATGCTTGTGCATCATCAGAGCTCTAAATACACTCATAGCTTAAGCTTTTGGAAATTCTCCCCAGACGGCCAGAGACCCGATCACTGAGACCACGTATATGCGATCAGCTTGAGTTACAGGAGCCTCTCCGTTCATCCATTTAATGGTGGAGTCACCCACGATAGCATGAATGGTTGCTCCCACTTCGATAGTATAGACAGTCTCTTTGTGAGATGCGCTTGCCTGAACAATGTAATCGTTCTCGAGCTCTGGGACATCTACGTAGGTGACACCGTCTAGTCTATCGAGAACCTCTTTTACGGTCTCATTTTTGTGCTTTATCTGATCTGAGTCTGTGACATATTGTCCCTCTAATGGTCGTCTTAGTTCGCCATAGATCTTGATATAATCTGCCATGATATTCTAAGTTTTAAGAGATAACAATGGTCATAGAGCCAGCACCAGGAAGATCCTTAGTTCGATAGCACTTGTAGGTTCCCAGTGGAGTAGAAGCCTCTACTGGAGCCAAGAACGGAACATCGAAACCACTAGATGTAACCTTGTTGATTGACATGGTGTTAGGAACGCAGAGCCACAGGTACTTAGTAGCATCATCGTTGGTGAGAGTCTTGGTACCATTGAGAGAAGAGCCTCCCTTAGTCAGTGAAGTGATAGTCAACTCATTTCCTGCGGTGGCCTTAGAGAATCCATAGTATACTGGGAGATAAAGGTTAGCACTGATAGACCATGGTGAGTTCTTTATGGTAGTACTGCCCTTCTTAGCAGTGACTGAGCCAGATTTGTAGCCCAGAGTAGAGAGAGTGAATTTTTCTGAGCCCTCAGCTACATTCTCCAGGGTCTTAGTCTCGCCGTTGAACTGGATCTGAACAGTGTCAGCTACTACTGGCTTAGAGTTTCTGAGAACCCTGAAAGATACACTGACCTCTACTGAGTTACCTGTCCATTCTGCCGAAGACGGCGAGATGGAAGCCTCAAGTAAAGTCGGGAAGCAGTAGTCCTGTAGCTCCCTTATGGCTCCTGTCACGACTCTGTTCTGCACGCAATTCTCACTGGTCTCAGAAAGTTCGGAGTCAGGCTTGCAGGATTCACCTGGTGTGGGATCAGGGACATCTCCACCGCCCGATGTCTCTTTATCCACATAGAGATTGACAATACAACTGTCTTCCTGAACCCCGGAAGCATCGTTGCATGAGGCAACCCTTATGACTCCGTGCTGAAGTATCCTCTTCTTGATGCCGGAGCCATTGACGAAAACGACTTCCACCCCATAGTCGCCTATCGGGAGAGAGCCGGTTTCAACGAGTCCTCTGATCTCGTTGGTCGTGACAAACCGTGCTTTGACGGCGACTTTCCTGTCGGAACCTACCACCTTCGCCATTATTTCGGAGCAGTCCTCCAATTCGTAGGCTCTGTCTTGGCCGAACGTCAGTCCTTTCGACCAAAGGCAGATTCTGATAGGGAAATCATTCCCCCTGACGACATGGAAAATGTCGTTTTTTTCGTTGTATGCGCAATTCATATTCATTAATATCTAATGCTTGAGTTCTTGGTTATCGTTCCTCCGAGGGGTCGAGCGTCAGCGCGGTGGCGAAATTCATGGAAGTATCTGCCTCCTGCGTTACGGTACAAGTAGCATAGACGGTATTCCCATCAGCGCTTACCAATTGTACAGTGCCGGTTCTTGAAGAGCCGGTGTCATTTGCCCTTGCCACCAGGTCGGTGTCGCGGTCTCCGGATCCCTCGGTGATCCCGTCGCTGACAAGGCACCAGTCCGGAAGATGCAACCTCCAGCCGACTCTGTCTTTGTCTGTTATCGTGAAAATCGCTCCGTCGCCACCAGCCTCAAATGCTTGCGTCGCCGGAAGGGACCAGGTGGCGGCCCTTGCCGCCGACTGCTCAATCGTGAACGACTTCGAATATGTTCCCTTGCCGTCCGTTCTGGTTCCTGTTACCGTGATTGTCCCGACTCGCTTGGAGGAAGTGGTATTTTGTGCGAAAGTAACCTTAACCGCGGCGGATTCGATGGTGGCCGCGGCCTCCGAAAGCTCCCCGGACACCGCCGCGTTCAAACCTGTAAGGTTTTGGTAGGACATCGGATTCGTCAATACAGTGAGAGTGGCCTTAACCGTGGCACTGTTCATGGAAAATGTGATGGACGGTTCCTGCGCCGCCGCTTTCTGTGTCACGCTGCATACGGCGTAGGTTGTGTTGCCGTCAGTGCTGACGAGCTGCAGTTCCGCGGTTCTTTCCGAACCGTCGTTGCCTTCCGCCGCCGTCATCAGGGAGAACGTGCCGGTCCCCTCCGTCATGCCGCCCTCCGTCTGGATCCAATCCGGCAGGACTAACCTCCAGCCAACATTGTCGTTGTCGGCGACCTGGATAGATGGAGCATTGCTTCCGTCGGCGTTGATGATCCAGGTTGAAGGCAAATTCCAGGACGGGTCGGCTTTCGGAGTCTCCGCCTTGGCTGCTTGTTTGGCGACACATCTTGTTAAATAACTCACGCCGCTTTTGAGTTGAAGTTCGAAACTGCGCGAAGAACCGGTGTCGTTGGCCGGGTATCTGATCGACAGTTCCCCTTGGCCGATTCCTGTCGCAGAGCCTGACTCTAACGTCAGGGGACTATCGAACACTACCCTCCAGCCTGCTCTCGCAGGATCGCTTATGTTTATGTCAAAGGTGCCGCCGGCAGGATTCAAGGTCAGATATTCTCCGAGGTACGAAGAAGGAAGATCCCACGATGGGTCTTCGGCTGATGCCGCCGCTGCTTTCTGCGTCACCGTATACGACTTCGAGAAGGTTCCCTTGCCGTCCGTTCTGTCTCCTGTCAGGGTGACCGTGGCCATTTTCGCCGAATTGCCCGTGTTCTCCGCATAGGCGAACCCGATGAGGTAACCGGTGATCGACGGCCCCGTGGTTATGGTCATCCCTCCAGAGGCGGACACCCGAAGGTTGGTGAGTCCTGTCGTGGTGAACGTGTTTGTCACGGTGCCGGCCTTTGCCTCGACCTCTATGCTGTCTTTCTGGAAGCTGATGCTGACTTCAGCCGAAAAATAGGTGACGTTCACTGACTTCTCGGCGTAGATGTTTGGTTTGTCTGTACTTGTCGCCCGGATCTTGACCTCGGACCCCTTTGCGTTACTCTTTACCGTCAGCTTCCCGTTGCCATCGATGGACGCATAGTCCGAACCGCTCACCACACTCCAGGTTATGCTCCGCTGTGTCGTGTTCGACGGTGAATATGTCACCTGGAACTGCGCCGTGTTGCTTACATCGTTCACGGTGGACGGCCCGAGGATGCCAAGTCCTGTGATGTCGATGTCCACTTTGTCAATGACAGTGTTGTTAGGGTTTGCGTAATGCCATTTGAACGTCATGCTGCTGACAGTCCTATCCGTCAGCGATGTCTTGAACTCGTCCACGACAATAGCCCGTTCCGAACCATCCTTCTCGATGATGTACCTCTTCTTGGCCGCAAGAAACTCCAGCCAGTACCCGTTCATCCCGATGCTGTCGATGTGCCCGGAGTTCTGCTCGAATGTCATCGAATAGTCATTCTCCTGCTCCTGCTCTATCCCGGAATTCACGAACACCTGCGTCTCCGACTCTATCGAGCGGCTGAACTTCCCGGTTGCGTGAATATATTCATACGTCCCTCGCCGCCCCAGGAACTTGTACGTCTTCAGTGGCAACCGCATCCTCTTGATGACGAAAGAATATACCGTTGACTTGCTTCCGGAACACTCTATCCAAACATCATAGGACACTATGTTTGACACGTCCAGCCCCTTTGCGGAAGCGGTCGCCAGCATCGTGTCAGCGGAAATGTCAAGGTCATAATATTTCAGATTAATGCTATATGTGGGACTGAGCTCGTAGTTGCTGGATGAGCCTCCGGCAAGATAGTTAAATCTGACATAGGTGGAGACATCACCCGCCATCCTGTAGAACCAGAGTCTGTCTTCGGCTCCGACATGGACAGGAGATTTTTCCGGCCTTGTCGTGAATATGGTCGCGGCAAGCGACTTGTAGGCGAACTTCCGGCAAGGCAGCACACTGAAACTGTACGAGCAAGACGACGTGCCTTGCGTGGCTGCGAATACTCCTGTAATCATCCCGACACCGTTGCCTTTCAGAACCCTGAGTATTTCCCCCGCCGGCAACCGTACTATGCCAGAGTTTGGAGTCACCTCAAAACTCATGACCTCCTGATTGGGGACAAAGGTGTTGAGCCTGACGGAAATCGTCACCGTGTCATCCGATTCCGTTGTCAGCGTCAGCCAGGAGCTTTCGTCAGCGAACTGTATGTTACCTGTAAATTCCATTACTTCTGTTATCCGGGGCGTAGAGCCCCTTGCTATGGCAAAATTACCACATGTAACATCCTTGGGAAAGGACATCAGATTTCGATGAACTCGCCTCTGGTGGAGACCCTGTCCGAACCCGCCGCCACCGTCACCGAGAGCTTCGCCACGATCCATTTCCTCCCCCTGAAGTACACCGGTCTGTACAGCCTGAAGTTGTGCAGTTCGACAGGCGTGAGGTTCACGTCCACGGCCACCCTCTGCCTCGTCTTTCCCAGCCACTGGGCGAATGCCTTGTGATATTCTTCCCAGAGACCGCCGGGAGTAAGGTCTTCGGTTCCAACAAACTGAAAGTCTGCCTTTGAGATAGGGGCGAATATGCCATTGCTGAAAAACTGATCCTCAAATGACACCCCTATGTAGACCTTGTTGTCACGCTCTTTTCCAACATCGTTCGGTTCAATTATAGCCGCCATGCTCCGTGGAAAAGTTGTGTCGGAAATGAATAATTTTTCCGGCACGCAGCCCGCTGTCATAAATTCGGTGCTATTGTCAAATGTGTCTGCGCCTTCCACATGGTTTTCCACAGGCTTTGCCCCTTTGTAAAGCAAGTCGCATTCATACGCTATTTCCGTTACAGGAACGATCACGCCATTGTTTGGGTTATATTGTCTCCTTACGACTCCGTCATATTTGCGGCCAGAATAGACATCACCAGTAGCCTCGTCGAAGACCACCGAATAATCCTCACTTGACGAAAAGTGCGTCAGTATGCCGTCCACATTGCCCTCTTGGATTCTTTCTACTCGACCGTCTTCCATATTTTGGGTTAGCTTTGTAGTGTCATAGGAGATTCCATCGTCGCCATAGCCGAACTTATAAGATACGGCTTTCTCTTCCGAAGAAGAATAATCGTCCTCTATTTTTTCTTCCCAATCCTCGACAGGATAGCCAAGAACATCTTTATTCTCTATCATTCTAACTTTTCCGCCGTCGTTGAATATGGTCGAACAGAACATCGAACAAAGACCTTTAATCAACTCAGCGAAAGAGAGGTCTGGAAGGAACGAGGCCAAATCAGTGATCTTATTGTTTCCTGGAGTAGAAGATCCTCGCCTTGTGGGCTTTCCTGTTGACGGTGGCCTTGTTCCCGAAGTTGCCACGTCACGCCACCTGTTCGGCTTCACCACGTCATCAAACAAGAATTCGTGGTATCTACCAAGAATGGATAGTTCAGCCCATCCGTTCCGGAGTAGCATGTCGTTAGGAACATTTACCGAGCATCCTGCCAGGATGACCCTCAATGGAATAGCCGGAATGAAGGTATTATAGGTAAAACTCTCTGACGCATTGTAATAATTGTAATACTTCTTCCTGTAGAGGTAATCGTCTTCAGTTAGTTGCCCTGTGGTAGCGCCTGCTGAACCTGGCTCACCTGACACGGGAATTCTACTGATCACCGAATATGGCTGTATTGCAACATTTGTCTTGTTAATAAGCAGCGGCGTAGAAAACTTCGAGAGGGTGCTTGGGATGGAACCCGTGTCGAACTCCAGGATGCTCTTCTCCCAGATCTTCCCCTCCAGTTCCACCATCTTCTCCGTGAACGTGTACATCAGACACCCGTCCTCGATGCCGTCGTACACCAGCGTGCCGGTCACGAAAGGCACGCCGCCGATCCACGCCGAGGCCTCCAGCCTCTTCACGTTCGGCGCCAGGAACATCGCCGGAGTGTAGCCGAACACCTTCCTGTTCACCGGCGACGGCGGAAACGAAATCTGCGTGCTGAAAGCTGAAGGGATATGCTCCTCGTCCAGCATCGGGTTCTCCATCTCGATCTGGAACTCGAACCCCTTCGTAAGATCCAGCTCCGTGAAATCCTTAGTCAATATCCTAACCATAACGAACTCATTATGGCACAAAAATAGCCACCCTCAGGCGGCCACAAAGGACAACAAGATTACTCTTCTAATTTGAATTTTTTCAGCACATAAGGCTTGATGGCCGGGGATTGTCGGACGTGGTCAAGATAATCCTTGTCGTCAGCCTTCACCAAATGTACTTTGTTACATTATCGATGTTCTCTTTTCATTATGCAATAGACAACCCCATACAAGTCGCCTTCAATGGTGTGGGGAGTCCCGTGCTGGATGTCATTCAACTTGCCCAGTTTGCTTGTCCATTTACCGTTAGATAATTGACGTGCGGCATGCGTGCATTCAGTTGTACCGGCCTTTACGTAAAGAGCTATTTTCCTGTAGCCCTCCTCGAAACTGCAATCGTCACAAAGAGAATATCCCGTCTTCTCGAAAGCCTTGATGAAGGCGGCGACATCTGTGCTGTCTTCAACGTCGTCCGGCCAATAATGGAACCCGTCGCATATCTTGAGTTCCTGGCCTCCCGGCCACATCCACCTGTCGTCATGATGATAAGCCCAAGCTATGCAGTTATAGTTCGGGGTCCTGGGACTTGTAACCTTAAAGTCCGCATCTGTCTTCAGTTTAGGGAATAGGTTCTTTATCTGAGTTTCTTCACCCATAACTTACAAGCTTCAGTAATTGTCGTGTTCGGATTCTTTGAAATCTTTGCGTTGAAAATGAAATTCAAAGCCCAAACAAGAGGCGAAGGTTCCTCATCAATAGCATTGACAATAAACGGGACGGCATCATAACCCATCGCGACGATTGCCTGAAAGTCTTTCTGCCCGATTATTGCCTTCGCAGAAGAAAGTGCCTCGGTTTTTTGTTTCCAGGAATCATACAGGACATCGAAGCGGATCTTCATCCGCTGATAGGCATCTTCTTTATTATCTGCGAAGTTTATGTATTTGGCCGTCCTATGGCTTGTAAGCACCGATGTAATCTCACTGTACTGATCAATATCGGCATAAGCGGACGGATTCGCCATCGCAAGTCCTGCGGCTATAGTAAGCGGCCTAAGTGTATGACTAATTAATCCAAGTTGCATATTTCAATCAGTTTATCAGTGACATTCCCAAAGAATATCTCATTCTTGATTTTGCGAAGGTTGGCAAGAACTTCGGCTATCAGGTCGATGTCAAAAATCAGGTTGCTCTGATCCAGGACATCAATATCGAAGATGTAGTTGTTCGTGTCCGAAATCTTGTTGAACTCTTGTTTTACAATTGAGTATATGTTCTCATTCACGGGGAGCATCATGTTGAAGGCGAACTGAGACACCGGATAAGGAACGGCGTTTGGTTCAGATGCGGAGATTGTCGTCTTGAAATAGTCGATAGGGTTATTGAAGTCCTCAATCACAAAGCGGTTGATGAACCTTATTGATGTCCTAGTCATCGTGTGTCCGCTGAACGCCTTCGAGAACAAGACGAGGAATGCCTTGACATTAGCCAAAAATGGATCCCATCCCTCGTATGGATGTTCTTCGATATATGTCAAGACACCTTCCTTTATCTCGACTTTGCTCTTCTGGTCAACGCTCGTATACAGGTAGCCGGCAACTTTTGTCCTCGATGTACCTGTAACTTGAGATACCCCGATAGTTATCTTTGTGTTCGGAAAATTGACTTCCGAGGCGACACTTTCGTGCCTGACTGGGAGAAATTTGCGTATATCGCTGTCACTTGAAATCAGATCAGCGAGGGTGGATTCACCCATGTTGAACTTCAACTGGAATAACGCAACATCTACCGGAGGATGCTTCAATATTGGCCATTTTTTCTCCATAATACACGCAATTGCCACAAATATCAAGGGTGTTGGGCGGAACAAAGATAAAACTTTTTTCTCATTCCGTGCAACTATACTTGTGCAAAAACTAAAGCCCCAGGATTTCTCCGATGGCCGTGGCCGGGTCTCCACTACCGGCCGGTGTAATCAAAAAAAAGACATGTGGAGACGTTATAAGTTGTCCGTATTGCGTTTGTATTGCATTTGTGTTTACACAAGAAACAACTTTCTGACCAAATAATCAAGACTTTCCGCTGATTTTCACTTTGTTCAGTGGATTCTTGACGTGAAGACAGCCGCCCTGAGGCGGCTGTATGGGACGGCGGGATTGTCAGAGTTTCTTCAACTCCACCGGCGGGCCGACCTCAAGGTAATGATCCATCGAGGCGGTGACTATCTCGAACAACTCCTTGGAACGCTCCCTTATCTGGTCAAGGATTTTCATACTGTACGACATTCGCCAAAACACATTGCGGTTGAATCTGTCATCCTGTGAAGACAAGCAATCGATATAGTTATGCCTCCAGCTTGCGGAAATATCGGAGAATATCAAATCGAAAGACCCATCCCGGAAAACCAGATAAACTTTAGAGAATATATTAGCTGTGACCTTATCCAACTTCTCCCCATAGAACCGACAAGCATAGCATTTACCACCAGTTCCATACTTGTCACGAATCCCATAGAACTCCATCCAAGGGGCTTTCCATCCAGCCGTGAAAACGTAAATATCATCTTCACTCATTCCCGGCATCGAATATGTCTTCTTGAATGTAAGCGTGTCTGGATCCGCCAGCTTTCTTCCAAAGCAATCCCCGCTGAAGCCAACCAACAGTATAGCGATAACTAAAATAACTTTTCTCATACTCATTCAGAATTAATTGTCAGACAAGCCCTTGCAAAAATCACTCCGTAACGGTGTCGTGGCGGAGGATGTCGAACTCCAGCTCCTCATTCAGAATCTTTCTCAGAGCCTCATCCAACTGGTAGAACGCAGCATTCATCGTCCGAATCTCATTGTCGAACCTCCCGTCCATCAGCAACTCCTTCTTCTCATACATCTGCTTTTCCCACTCCGAGAATCGATCCGCAATCTGGAACAGTTCAATTCTGGTCTCGATGATGAAAGAGTCAGCCCCGATCTTGTGGCTTTCTGCGGCAACAGCCGCGTTGTTTGAATTAGTAGTACGCATAACTAATTGAATATAAAAACCCTCCGCTAAGGTCTGCGTACCACATACCTGCCTTACGGCATAATGCTGTTGCGACTTTCGTCAGCAACGACCATACGGAGGGCAAAATTTCCCTTTAATAATATGTCAGCAATCTTCTACGGAATTATTCAGCCGTAAAGAGAATGCTAAGTATGTAGTACGCACTGGCAAAGATGCGAATCTTTTTCCAAATTCCAAGAATTTTACGGAAATTTTTGCAAAAAATCGCATTATCTGCCATAAGTACCCCGGCGTTTGGCACGATTGTACTTCTCCGTCTGCTCGATGATCCCGTTCTTCCCCAGCATCGACACATCCGCCTTGATCGGAACGGAGAGCCTTTTGTTCAGCAGCTCGATGGCCTCCAGCAACTTCTCATCGGTCGCTGACCTTGCCGAAGCGACATTCCCTCCGGACACCGAGCCGCTTCCGGTCACTGAGCCTGTCGAAGTGTTCGTAAACCCACCGCTTTCCCGACCGATAGCGGCTCCCACCGGATAAACCGCCTCGAAGTTCAGGCTCTTCAACGTTCCAGCCTTCCGAGCCTCCTCCATCGTAGCCACGAACGGCAGCAACGTCGGATTGCTCAACCCATCAGCCGGAATCACATATTCCCCGCCATTCTCACCCACAAGCACGGTAGGGGAGGACACGAACCCTCTCTTGTCCGGAGACAACCGCGCCTTGAACGCCTTCCCATCCTGAGCCCGGCGAGTGTTCACGAAGCCGCCCTCCTCCGCACCGATCGGTTGCGCCGCGATCATCGCGATCTGAGCCGCGCCCAATGCCGTCATAATGGCAGCAGGAGCCACACCCGCCGGCCATCCGCCCCATTCTGCAAAGGTCTTCATCACAGCCAAAGATGTTTGTATGATCGCTTGTGACAAACTGAGAGCCTTGGAACGCTTGGCTTGCTTGATTTCCATCTCCTCACGTCTGGCCTCTTCCTCGGCTTCCATCTCCTCGACCCTTGCATTGTACTGTTCCTGAGACATCAGACCGGCATCATAACGAGACTTGAGAGCCTTCTTTTTCTTCTCGTTGTCCTTCTGGTACCGCTTGAAGTCCTGCTGTTCTTTAGCAGCCGTAAGAGCGATCGCTTGGCTTGCCAGTTTAAACCCTTCCTGAGCCGCCCCGCCGATTCCGGACAAAGCGGTAAGCAGATCCTCGGTGCCAGCCTTGCCGGTAGCGATGTTGGCGAAAAGCTGGTTCCATTTCTCTTGCGATACACCGAACAACTCTCCGTTGCCTGTGCCCCCGAATATTCCCGCATTGCTCTTCTTCTGCGTTGCGGTTAATTCGTTGATCTTGCCGGTGACCTGCTCAAGTTTCAACCTGTACTTTTCCAGTTCTTCTTCTGATAGTTTGATGCCGTCAAATCCTCCGGTATCAACTATCTGTTGAAGACGATCTTTTAAGACATTCTGATAAGACAAATTCTCTTTAACTAGAGTGTCATCTCTGGTTCTCTTTGCTTTCATAACGCCAACAGAATTCGGGGATTCCTCGGCTACGACTTTGGAATAGTCATTCTGAATCTCTTGCAGTTTGACATTGTGCTTAGCCTCAAGCAGCGCCAACTCCCTATTCGAAGCGTCCTCTTTAATCTTCAGCAATTTATTCTGATGCTTCTTCTCGATAGCCTCCAGCACCGCCGCCTGATTCTCGTACAGCACCTGCGTCTCCTTGAACTTCTTCAATTCCGCCTGGTACCGAACCTCTTCACCATCCATCGCCGCCTTGGTCTTGTCCGTCTCCACCTCGTTGATGATCGCCGTTCCCTCCTTGGCCAGATCCGCCGCCTTCTTCTCGTACTCCTGCCGCTTCTTCAACGCATCCTCCGAATGCTTCTTGATCTTCTCCTGCAACTCATTCTCGATCTTGGCTCTGTCCGCCCCCTTATCCTTATGAGCCGCCAGCCGAGCCGTCAGCGTCGCCACCTCCAGCTGATAGATCCTTTCGTCATATTCCTCCTGTGAGGAGATCTCCTTCTCGTTGTACCGCCTTGTCAGTTCCGCCTTGGCCGTCAGGAACGCCTCGTCATTGCTCAATGACCAGAGGGATTTGTTTTTTTGCGGATTTTGGAGGCTTGGTGGGTTTGATGGCGGTGTTGATCCCGACGGGGAGGAAGAGGAGGCGGCTCCGCCACCGGACGCATTCTGGTACTGGGCGGCGGCGAGGTCGAATCCTTCGAGGGCGTTCCTCGCTATGTTCAACTTATCACCGCTGTAGTGCCACCAACGACTGAAGCCGCTTTGATTGTCGTAAGTCGCCTGAGCTTGGGACAATCCATTCTCGTATATTTTGCGGGCTTCTTTGATGTAGGATTTCATAACCTCCTCATTGCCGTGAAAATCTTCAAGTTTTCTGGCAAAATCCTCGGAAAAATCCTTGTAGAAACTCTGTTTTGACCCAGATGACACCAGATCAGAGGTTACCTCGATCAGTTTCGTCAGCCAGTCAATCACCTCTTTGATCGGACCTGTCGAATCCTTGAACGAGAGGATCAGCCCCTCCCATGCGGACTGGAGCAGCTTGACGGAACCCTCGACCGTGTTGACCCTTTCCTCGGCTGTATTCTTCAGCACGCCGTTGACATCCTCAAGCGAATCCCTCAGAGCCAAGGCAGCGTCCGCTCCGTCAAGGAACGTATTGAAGGCGGAGACAGACCTTTTGTCGGTCAGTTCCAACGTGGTGTTAAGGTCAACTCCCTGCGCCTTCAGCTGTCTCAGCCCGGACATCAGTTCAGGGAATGTGCTTACAGGCTTGCCTAAGGCCACCGCCAGCTTGCCGCTTGAGTCCGCGAGGTTAAGCAGGATGTTCCTTGTGGCAGTGGCCGCGGAAGAAGCGTCAAACCCAGCGTTGGCCAGTGTGCCGAGCAGGGCGACCGTGTCCCTGAGCGAGAAACCGAATGTCTTCGCCACCGGTCCGACCGTGGCCATCGCTGTCTGGTAGTAGGAGAAGCTCAGCGCGCTGTTGTTGGCTCCTTGCACCAGCACCCCGAGGGTGTCGGTGGTGTCTTTGGCATCAAGCCCGAACATCCTCAGTGTCGCTCCCGCCATCGCCGCCGCTTCCGGGAGGGTGGTCCCGATGGCCGTGGCGAAGTGCAGGACGGACTCCTGCATCTGCATGATCGCACCCTCCTTGAAACCCAGCTTCGCGAGTTCTGTCTGAAGCAGCGTGACCTGCGAGGCGGTGTATTCAGTGGTCCGTCCAAGCTCCATCGCCGAATATGTCAGCGCCTCGATGTCCTTGACGTTCTTGCCGATGATAGTGGAGAGGTTGACGTTGGCCTGCTCGAAGTCCACTATCTTCTGGAACGCCCTTGCCACGCCTCTGACTGCCCCGGCGATAGCTGCGAATGCCGCCAAAGCTCCGGCCTTGACGCTTGACAATTTCTCAAGCGCACCCCTGGTCTGCCCGGACTGTGAGGTAAGCTCTTTAAGCCTTGCCTTGGTCTGCTGGACCTCGGCATTAAGCTTCTTCCAGTTCTCCGTCCCGGGAACGGCCTTGCTAAGAGCCGTCTGCGTCAGTTTCAGATGGTTGCGGAGTTCGGCCAGCGTCTTGTTCTCAAGGGAAACGGCATCCCTGAGTTTGTTGTATTTTTCCCGGCATTCCGTCAGGGTCTTCTCCTGGTCTTTCAGGGTCTTCGTCAGGTTCTGGTGTTCCTGTGAGCCGGTTTTGCCAGCCTTCTCAAGATTCTTGAGTTCAGTCCTGGTCCTTTTGGTCGAACTCTGCAAATCCTTCATCTGCCTGTCCAGCGCAAGCATCTCCTTCCTGCCGCCATCCCCGTTGACAATCAGGTTCAGCCGAAGATCCTCATCCGTAATTCTTTTAGCCATATAGATAATTGTTTATTGTTTGCCCTGATCCGCCGCCTTTATCCGGGCGACGGCATCCTCCGTGAACTCGTACATCAGACGCTCGGCGATGGAAGCGAAAGCACCGAAGACATAGCGATTGTGGATCTTGCGGTTGCTCTTGACGGACTTGCCGCCACGCTGGAGACGCTTCATGTCCAGGAAGCGCTCGTAGGCCACGTGGACGAACGTCAAAGTCCCCGAAGCGCCGTTGCCGCCGGTCACAGAAACACTCCTGGACGACTCCAGCCGCCCGGAACGCTTCTTGACCCTTGCCTCGATGGCCTTGCCCTGATTCCTCAGAAGCCTCTGTCCCTCATCCTGAAGGATCTCGCTCACAAAACGCGCCCTGACATCCATCACTCAAATGATAGTTCGATGCTGTACCCGCTCCAGCCGCCGAAGACGCTTGCCTCCGGAACCACATCCACCGAAGCCAACGCCAAACCCGTCACAAGACGGCAGTTCTGGCTTGAGGTCTCCTCGGCGATATAGGCCAGAATCAGATCCGCAATCTCCAGAAGCCGTGAATACTGCTCATTCTCCGATTCCTCCGTCTTGTCCAGCCCAAGCCCCTTCTCCAACACGAAGATCACCGTCCCCAACTCTTCCCGGAACGTGTCCGAATCCCCGCGCTGATGCACCTCCGGACGCGCCACGAGAACCTGCACACCCGAAAGATGAGCCAGCTTGGACGTGGCGTCCGACTGTGCGGTCGTGCAAATCGGATCTATGTGCCCACAGCACCTGCAGGAGTGGATCTTCAACCCCGAAAGGTACTCAGTGAGCCTTTGAAGCCTTGATAATCTGCTCATTTCTCTTCCTTTCCTTATAGTTATGCCACATAATCGACAACACCGAGAACAACGGCTCCTCATCCACCCGGTCGATGTTTCCAAGCGTGTTCTCCTTGGCCACCTCGACCAGAAGGTCATTCCACCCGAAGCTGACACCGGAAGGCTTGTCATCCCCGGCAAAAAGCCTCGACAAATCAATCTCCTCCCCGTCTATCTCCAGAACACCAGACTGGAGGTACTTCAAGCAAGCCGCGAACCACATCATCACAAGATTCTTCCGCCACCCTTTCAACCTCGATGCTCTGCGAATATGCACCCTCGCGTTCCGCTGGTCCACATCGGGAACCATACGGCCTGCGCGGTTGGCCTTCCCTGACCGCACACGGTACAAAAAGGCGATGCACTCATCCAGATCATCTGTTTCGTGGCTCCTGAAGAACCTGTTCAGAGCCGCCGAGGCGTGCCTGAACTCCCCGAACGTCAGATCTTGAAGCAATTCCCCCGGACCGTGAAGCCAAACAAGCCCCGAACGCACCACCGGCATAGGGTTGGCGACCGAATCAAACGTCAGCGCCGCCGATTCCTCCGAGAACAGAAACCCCAGAAACTTCTCACACATCCGATAGACATTCTCATCCCTGACAGAAGAAGAGCCATTGAATATGTCCGTGAACCATCCCTTGACAGTCCTCCGCACCCCAAGCAGCATCCACAAGACCCTCACATTGAAGTCCAACGGCGATTTCCCACGCCTAAGACACCTCTCGAAGATCCGGAATACCCCACGCACCTGCTCCGGAGTCATTTCTCTCCACGAACCAGGCACCTGTACGACCTTGCCGGTCTCGAAAACCTCAATCGTGTTCATCACTCGGTGGTAAAGAATTTGTTCCGCCTGTCATTCACAGGCAAAAGCTTAGGATCCGCCTTATCTTCGCTGATCAGAGCCGACAAATCCGTCAAAGCGTCCTTGACCTCACTTTTCAGATTGCCGACATACCAGTCAATCTCATCCATCGTGGCCACACGGTTGGACTTGTTGCCCTGATAGGTAGGGGAGAACCGCCTTGCGATCTCGATAGGAAACACCTCAAGGCTCCACCTCGTTCCAGCCACGATCACCGCACTTAGTATCGCCGCCCTTCTGGCCAGCGAAAGCGCCCTCGGCTCAGCCGAACCGTCAGTAATCGAAGCCCATTTATCCCCTGCGAACGGCTCAATGACCGCCCTTTGCCGCTCGATCACAAGCGCCTGCAACAGATAATAGACGTAATAGCTCCCATCGATGGGATAGACCGCCTCGAACTCCTGAATATTCCTGACAATGGATTCGCCTATCATCGTCCTCTTGGCCGAAGCCTTCCAGTTCTCGTTGCCGGAAGTCTCCAAGTAGGTGTACAAAGCGTCCAAAGCCCGGAAATACCGCTCCCTCATCGCTCTGTCATCCCTGTCTATCTGCCATTCGTAAGGGCTTCTCTCATTGTCATCGATCTTGACCTTCCGGCCGGTCGATTCGTGGGACACGGACGAAAGCTTAGCGTACCGCATCAACGCCAGACAAGCCACCGGAAGCCTTACAGCGGCCACAAGCTCCGGTTTCTCATCCTCATCGTAAGCCTCCGCGGCCTCCTTGACCACCTCCGGACTCACAAGCCGCGCCACCTCATCGGTGGCGAACCGGATTTCCGTCTCGATCAGCCTGAAAGGAGAGGAAGCGTACCATTGGCCGGTCAGATCCTCAAGTTCCTTGGAACCGTCCCGATTTCTGTTGAACAAATCCATCATAATCACTGATTTTTAACCCTTGCCGAAGAAGTAAGGGCATCCTCCGCCGACAACTGCTTGTGGAAGAACCCAAGTTTCAGCCCCTTTCTAGGGAAATTGAACGCTATCGCCTGGTTGATCGGCTCCAGAATCGTCTGTGAGGCGATCTCCGTGTCCGAAAGCAGGAACAGCTTGAAGGCATACAACAATTCAGATCCAGATGCCAGCTTTCCGTTCACCATCACGTTCGACAGCGACGGATGCAGCCCCATTCCGGATGTGATCGCAGATGCCGAAGCCTCCGAGATCTTCAACTGAGCCTCCACAAAGTCCTTCATCTTCTGGTCTATCGCCTCCACGGACCAAGACACACGTCCCGCGCCGCTTTCAGACGGCATATCGAGCGAATAGAAGAACTTTCCGGCGTTCTCCTTGCCGCTGAGCACATCCTGCATCTGCAACAGCAGATCCTCCGTCAACCGGCTGATCTCGTTCTCCACCTTGGTGTCATCCCAAGTCGGATGAACCATCCTAAGACGGTCACGCCTTTCCTCCCAGTACTCCTTGGGAGCCTTCACCAGATAAGCAAGGTTGATTCCGTTGTCCGTTACGTACTTGAATATGGTCGGAATCTCCGAACCCTTGACAATCCAGCGCAACGCTCCCCAATACTGAGGCACAGCATAGAAATCCCTTGCGAATGAATATGTGTGGTTGTACGATGCCGACGCTCCGAACCGTCCTGGATTCTTCCTGTCATAGACCGGATAGACCCTTACGCCCGTCCCCACGCAGGAATGCTCGAAATCCCCGACAACAATGTGTTTCACGTCCTTGATCTCCCTGCTGTCCGTCCACTCCAGCCTTGCGTTCTTTGAAGGAATATGCTCAAGATAGGCTATCTTTGGCTCCCTGCCTATTCTCCGGCCTTTCTCCAGATACTTGGCATCGAAGAACCCTTTCAGATGCAGGTAATCGGTCATACACCCCTTGATGTAGCTAATATAGTCCCAGCTGTCCAGCCACGCCTGGATCTCCCTGTCCTCCTCCCAGTTATGCACGATGTTTCCTTCCTGGTAAGCCAACCGGTTCAGGAACACGCCCTGCCCGTAGAGAAGCCCCATCTGCCTTTCAAGGATTCCCGGACCAAGATTGTTTTCGTCCAGGATGTCCCTTAGGTGCACCGGCAGATTGTTGTCGTGGCCGAACGGCACGATCTTCTGTCCGCAAATCGTCTGGGGCAACTGTTCCCAGTTCCTCTGTTGCGCCATCCAAAACACGGAGTCCAGACTGCTGTCCCTCCTGTTGGAAAGCGCGAAAGCCCGGCCATCGTTCAGCCGCAGAACGGATGTGTGGTCGGATATTTTTTCGATTCTGCTCATACGAGTATCAGTTTTTGTCCGTTGAATGTCATCAGAAGCGGCTGGTAGAAACGCCTCGGCTCTCCGGTCTCCAGATCCGTGTAGCCCTCGATGATGTCAGCGTTCTTGTTGTGCTCCTTGGTTTCCCTATGTCTCAACACCCCGCGCCGGACATAGACGATCCCGTCGCTTGTGCCTTTCGTGGGGTTATAGCTCATAAACGAGAAGCTGAAGCTCCTGTCTTCCTCTGACAGTCGCCTCATCTCCGTCAATGCTTCATATACGTTCATATCACAAAGTTAGCCACCTCCCAAGACGATAAAAAGGACACCACGCCCAACCCGGAAACTACAGCCCAAGGCTCGGCTATTTCAGCAAAACGGGCTTGTTTTGTGAATATATTCCCGTCAAAATCAAGTGGTTCAAAGCCTTGCACCCCGCCGCGGCAAAAACGCACTTTTTCGGACGCAAAAGAGCCCGGGCCGCCCTGCCGAGGAATCGCAATTGCGATTCCGTTCCGGGGTGATATATGGCGCACGGGTGTGTCAGCGGCTACTCTTTCAGACCGCCTTCGGATCGACAGCCGCGGACGGCAGCATCGTCTTCCCGCTTGCCAGGCCGCGAAGATGCCTGGTCATCACGAGGTACTTGAACGAGTCCGACGGATTGGTGGACTCGGTAGGCAGCTGCTCGACAGGCAGCTTCTCGCTTCTCTTGTCCTTGAACACGACACCATTCCGCACAGCAGTCCTCGCCCTCTCCAGCGACAGCTTGAGATTCTTGGCTGCGTAGGCGTCTATGCGGATCACCGGCAGTCTCGGATTCCGCTCGCTCATTATCTCCTGCATGAACGAGTATTCCTCCGGCTGGCCGATGTTGCCCTGGTTGATGGACATCAGCTGCACCGTCCAACCAGTGCGGCGACCGTTCCCATCGTACTCGATGGACTTCTTGAGTTTGCTGACCTGATCCTCTCCCACCGACTTGTACGCGTTGCCGGCGCGGTCATAGTACAGCATCAGGGTTCTGCTCCTCATCGGAGCGAAGAAAGCGCGGAACTTCTCTCCGAGGTCAGGGACATATTCGGGAGCCAAAGTGTAGAGGAACTTCACCACACGTATGCACGCGCGGCCCTTCTCAATGTCGTTCTGGGCGATGGACATCGAACACATATTCCCGAAGTCCACTCCCGCCATCAATGGCTTGTCGATATCGAGATATTTCAGCACCCTGCAATCCTCCCTATCCAGCAGCCCGAAACCGTCATAGGCATCCTCATCCGTGCCGTCGTAGTAGAAGTGGCGTTCGGCAAGGGATGTGTAGAAGCGGTCGCCGGATTCCAGGGACGGACGCATCGACAGGATAGCCGTGTTCAGGTCAGGCAGCTTACCAGCGATGGCATCCCCGAACCACTGCTCTGTGAGGATGTCCACATTGATGTACGAGGATGCGAGCATGAAGAACGTTCTGGCTTCCTTCCTCATCCTCAGTTCCGTCCACCTCGCCTTCCACTGCTCGGCCACACGGCACTTGCCGCGGTAGATGTTAAGATCCTCGCCGCTGTGGGTTTTCAACCATTTGTCCTTGGCGGCGGCAGCCTCGTGCAGGCATTCGTTATAGACCAGTCCGGCCTTTAGCACCAGCACGATGGCCGGGATGTCCATGTTCCGGGCGTATTTCAGGATCCAGTCATATTCCCCGATGTGCGTGGTGTCCGGCATATCGGTGGTGAAACTGAATCCTCGGTAGAAGACACTGTGGCCATATTCCTGCCTGTAGCCACGGACTGCCTTCAGCAGGTTGGAGATCTTGTCTTCCCGGAAATATTTCACCTCATCTCCGAAGACAAAGACGTAGGAGGCTCCGGCAAGGGTGGCCGGGCGGTCAAGGGAGCCGAACCGGATGTTGGTGCCGGTGTAGAATATGATCGTGCGTTTGTAGGAGACCAGTTTGTTGAAAGGTTTCCAGAAATGTGGTTTGAGCCAGTCCGGAAGGGATGCCATCTCCGCATCGGTGAATGTCGGCGGCTCCTTCTCGATGACATAGTGGACTCCTTCACGCAGGCCTTTGCGCTCCAGTCCCTCCAGAACAGAAGGGAGGATGTTGGCGTTCAGGTTCGTGAACGTGTCGGCCACCCAGACGACGGGCGCTCCTGGCATATCATAGATGACATCCAGCAGTCTTTCGGCCTGGATGTCGGTTGTCTTGGCTCCGCCACGCCCCACGACATTGAGGTTCTGACAGGCGCCGGCCAGCGACACGATCTGGGCGAAAGGGTTCTGGTACTGGACGGAGGCGGCTTGTGTGGATTCAGGTTTAACTCTCTTCCTTTGCATCCTCAAGGTATTTTACGATGTCGAGATCAACGATGCCTGCATCGGTCCTGAGCCGTCTCTTGACGGACTCCGGAGCGACCACGGTGTCAATCTGCCTTTCCAGCTCATCACGGTTGGCTGCCGGAAGTCCGATGGATTCTGGCGTTGCGGAAAGCAGACGGAACATCGGCTGGTAGATTTCAGCCGGAAGCTTGGCCGGATCATCTTTGTCCAGCTGGAGGGCACGAGCCTTGTTGACGAGGATATCGGCGGCCACGGCATAGTCCTTCGATGTCTTGGCGGCGTCCCTCGCGGCGACATAGAGTGTGTCGAACTGATCCGCCATCTTGTTGCGCATCGCCTCTTTGGAGACCTTACGGTTGCAGAAGAAGAGCTCCACGGCTTCTGAATATATGTCCGCGGCACGCTGGTAGGGGATGCAGAAAGGGGCGCTGGTCAGGAACTTGATCGTCCTCCTTTTGCCATACTGGCCGTCCAATGAATATATCAGCGTCAGCAGGTCTATGTAGATCTGTTCCTTGTCGGAAAGGTTGCCCTTTGATCCGGAAGCAATATATTCCTGAATCTTCTCGAACGCGCCTTCTTTCTCGGCACCGCCGAACAGATCCAGCTTTGAGATGGTGAAACTTTTGTCCCGGACGATGTCGCGGAACTGCTCGACGGAGACGGCGTCGCCACCCATAGCTCCACGCACAACGGCAAGTTCGATCTTGGCCCTCTTCTCCAGCTGGCCGCGTTTGATGGCGTTGCTGATCCGCTGATCATCTATCGTGACGGGATCAGCCAAGATGACATCCAATTGCCTTTCTGTGATGTCAAGGAATCCGGCCAGTTCGGCATCAGTCCAGCCGATGGCCGCAAGGGATGAAAGATCATCGAGAAGTTCGGTTGTCAGTTCCTTCATATTCTTTAATCATTCGGTTTATCTCATCGAGCGTCATCTTCAGGCGGGAAAGCCTTTCCTCTCTTGACACTTTCAGGTCAGGGCGGTCGCCTTTCTTGATTTCCCGCTCCGCGCGCCAGATGGAATCCTGGACATTGCGCCTTTTCCGGATTAGCTCGGTGATCGGCATTCGTCTCAGATTATCCAGTTTCTTTGTCAAGGCGAAAATCGGATGTTTGCCAAGAATCCGGTGATGCTCCTTGTAGTATTGAAATTCAGTGCGGGAAACTGAATTTTGATAAAAATTTCTTACCGTTTTTTCCGCGGCCTCGAAGCACTCTTCCGGAGTGGTGCATTTGAACAGATCCTCGTGGGCGTTGACATAGTTGTGCCACGATGTGATCATATCCGCGGCAAGGGCCTTCAGTTCGGTCGGGCAATCAGGTTCGGAGAGGAACGGCCAGTCTTCCCGGAACCGCCCGCCTTTCGTCAATGTCTGCGAGAACGGAACCTCTGTGGCGAACGGAAGCAAAGCTTTCTTCAGGAGGTATGAATATTCCTTCGGCGCCTTCCTGACAAGAGCGTCGAGCCACTTGTTGGGCGCGTATATGCTCAAGAGCCGAAGTCCTTCAGTGACCTCGGCTCCCGAACATATCCATCTGTCAATCTCGTTACTCATTCAGCAGGTACTGGTCAATCAGATGTGTGATGGCCGCATAGCCTTGAGGAGTGGCGAACACGAACTTCTTGCGGACGAACGCCTCGATGACAAGATGTTCGCAAGGATTCGCGCGATAGACCGGAGTCACGATGTTGCCGAACCGGAATCCGGCCTCGATTGGTCTATGGAGATTCTTCTTGAAGTAGTCCTTTAGGAACTCCTCCGCTGTCTGGTTTTCCGCTGGAAGCGCGTCCACGAGTTTCTCCTTGGAGAACGGTTTCGGCAGCCTTTCGCTGAAAACCTTGTTGCCTTGAACGTCAAGGAACACAAGCGGTGTGGCCAGTTCTCCGATGGAAATCTTGGCGCAAGGAACGCAGTTGGCCGGCACGAGGATGAAATCATCGGAGATATTGTTGTCGGCGATGATTCCGGCAAGAATGTCACGGATGTCAGCGTCCGGTTCAACCGTGAAGACAACAGGCTTGACACCTGTCATCTTCTCCCAGGCTTTGGACAACTGGCCGTCCGTGCCCTCGTAGGCACAGACAACCAGATTCGTTCCGCCGCTTACAGGGTTGCCCGCAACCTTGCCTTCGACGGCTTTTGTGTCGATCTCAGACATCCGCTAAGCTCCTCCGGTCGCGCTTGTGGCGTCCTCGGCGATCTCCGGCATCTCTCCGGCATATTCACCGGCCAGGAACTTGTCAGGCAACGCCTGCTTCCAGGTAAGAGTCCTCTTGGTCGCCTCACCGTCCATCTTGGTCTCAAGAGACAACCTGAGCGGGTTGCAGACACGTCCCATAATCTGAGGACGGCCAGCAGTTGTTCCGTCGCACTCCTGCACGATGGCGATCACGCCACGGTTCTTGAAGATCTCGATGAAATTCTTGATGGCCACTGAGTTGCCCGGGTGGTCGAACACGATACCGGTCTTGATTCCCTCGGCGTCCGGATCTCCGGAAAGTTCCTCGGTGACCTGAATCGTGGAAGCCGTGGCATAGATGGAGATTGCCTTTGCGCCGGTCTTCAATGTGAGGTCTCCAGTTACAACGCAGTTGCCAACCTCTCTTGCCGGTTCGCTGGCGACATCCTCCACATCTACGAGGATGATCTGTGATTTTCTGGTGGCGGCGCAACCAGCGCCGTCACCAGGTCTTGGAATTGATGATTTAACGTAAGCCATAATTCACGCTTGTTATTTGGTTATGCACCGCCTTGACCCTGATCCGGGTTGGTCTCTGAACCCTGATCCTTGGTGTTGTCAGCAGCCTTCTTTCCGTTCTCCCACTTGTCGGTGTCAGGGACATCGGAGACGATGCTCTCGACAGGAGTGTAGCCATCAGGCACGGCGGCATACACAGCCTCGGCGATCTTGAAGCCCGTAGAGAGGGAGTACTCGCCGAACACCTTCACGTCATAGTTCAGCTCCTCGATCTTGACGATGCAGTTCTCCGCCTTGGAGAGATCCACAAGCTCCACGAAATTCTCCTTCGGGGTCGCGAAGATGATAGGGGAGTTGTACATCGATTTCAGAGGTACGAGGTGGAAGTTGGTGAAGCGGATGCTTCCGTCATTCTCCACGCCGGTGTACTTGCCGTTGACGGCGAAGTCCGCCCTCTTGTAGCGGGTGAGCAGCTGCTCAGAGCAGTGGATGGTCACGATGTGTGCGAACAGTCCGGAGATGCTGTCAACGAAGCCGTTGATGTAGGCGAGGAGCTCGGAGTCCGACATCGCCATCGGGTCGGCTGCTGCCTTGTAGTAGTTGATCTTGCAGTTCTCATCGGACTTGCCCTCCACAAGGATGGTCTCGAAACCGTCCATAGAGTTCTTGGCGGCCTTGCCCGCGTCACCGTCAGCGACAACGCCAGCATCGATGAACTTACCCTTTGCGATCATCGAGATGGTGATGTCATCCAGCACCTTAGGCAGGATGTGGTTCTCGATGATGTAGCGGGTGATAGGCATATCCGCCATGGTCTTGCCCTGCTCGTAGAGATAGAGCAGCCAGCTCTTGAGCACATCGGCCGGCTGGATCAGCACGTTCAGCTTGTGACGGCGATAAGGAATCCTGATCGGAGTGAAATGGGGCGATCCCTTAGGAGTCCATTTCGGTGTGAACTGCTGTGAGACCTCGGACATAATGGCCGCGCTTGCGATGTAGTCCGTGTTGGACTGGATGCGGGTCATATGCTTGGCGTCATCGAATCCGTTGTAGATCCTCTTGTTAAGGAGCTCCAACTTCATCTTAGGAGGCATCGTCATCTTGAACTCGGCGTTGAGATCCGTGATGTCGATAGACGCGTCTTCCATCGCCGTGAAAGCGTAAGGATTGACGGAATCAAGGGCTTCCTTCACGATCTTGTTGTGTGCCGCCGCCATATTGATGGCAAAGACCTTGGCCTCCTTGGACGCAGGAACTGCCGTGGCAGCCGGCTTAGGCTCCGGCTCGGAAGCCAATGAGACAACGTCCTTCTGAAGCTTCTTCACCTGCTCTTTAAGGGCCTTGGTGGCCTCATCTGTCTTGGCGGCCACGGCGGCGTTGAAAAGGGTCACGGCATCACCCTCCTCATCGAGGTTGATGCTTTCCAGTTTGTCGAGAAAGTCCTGGCCGTAGTTCTCCAGAACCTTCTGCCGCTCCTGATCGGAAAGGGAAACCTTGCCGTCCTTGACGTCAAGCTCGCTCTTGCCGAAGAGACGGGCCACAAGTCGGCCCATCTTGGAATTGTTGAGAGTTTTCTTATCCATTATGAAAAAGATTGGTTAAACGCTTGTGAGTGCGAAGACCGCCTCGATGGTCTCGGAAAGGGTCTTCTTGGCATCGGCCATATTCAGGCGCAACGCCTCAGCGGTGCCGAACATCTTTCCCGAGAGAACCCCGTCCTGATCCTTGTGGATGGTAGGCCTTCCGGCCACGACGGCATCCCTGAACTGATCCACCAGCGGCTTCAGCTCGGCCTTCGCCGCCTCGTACCTTCCGGAAAGAGCCTCCCTGTAGGCGAAGTTCTTGTCCGGAGACTCCTCGGCATAGATGACAATAGTCTTCTCTCCGGTGGTAGGATTGGCAGCCGTGCTGTCAATGAACACGGCCATGGCTCCGATGGAGCCGACCTCGGAAAGGTCGTTGTCCATGTAGATGGCGTCACATTGGGAGGCCACCCAGTAGGCGGCGGAGGCACAGAAGTCCACATGTGCGTAGACCGGCTTTCCGGCGGCCTTCGCGTGGCTGATCGCCTCGATCATCGGAGGGATAGCAGACGAACTGCCGCCGGGAGAGTCTATGTCCAGGATTATGCCGATGACATTTTCGTCATCGGCCATCTCCCGGAGCCTTTTAGCTATGAACGTTGTGCCGTAACTCTCGCAAGTGTCGTACTTCGTCATCGTTCCGTGAAGAGGGATGATAGCCACACGCTTGGCCTTTTCCGGCAGAGCACCGGAGTCGGAGACCGTGGTGACGCTTGCCGCCTTCACCTCCATCTCCACGGGCGTCTTGTTGAGAAATGAGCGGGCGATGGGAAGCAGCCGGTCCGGATTGGAGACCAGCCACTTTCCCTGAACGATGTCCCTTGCCAGTTGGAATGTGTCTGCTTTCATCTTGTTAATCAATGTTTACGCAAAGATACCAGCGAGACACCCGTAAGGAAAGGACACGCTAAAAGACAGGGAATTGATACGAGCTGGACAACTTCATGGTGTTGGTTTCGTTGACCTCGAAGGCAAGAGGCAAGTCCTCGGTGCCGTAAGTCTCATCGTCCCCGTGGCAGAATCCTACCTTTAATATAAGGTTGTCCCTCATAATCTCCGATGACTCCGAAAGCGTGGCGTTGATCTTGACGGTGGCCAGCCTCCCGGCATCCTCCGTCTTCTCCGACCGCTCGATGGTGGCGGTCCCTGGAACGAGCGCAAGTTTATGCCAGGCTCCATCCTGTCTGTCAAGGCTCTGGGCCTGCAATGAGTCAATGATTCTGATCATCTTTCAATCCGTTTATGTTTATACTGCTGTTGATGTAATCCACCTTGTTGATAAGTTTCTTCACCAGTTTGTCCAGCGTCTGTTGCGATTGCCTGTAGATCCTCTTGTGCAGCGCGTCGAAATAGTCGGTGCTGAACAATTCCCTCGACACGATGAACGCAGTGACTATGTCCTTCTTCTGGACTCCGAGCTCGTAGCCGGCAAGGTAGTACTGCTTGAACTCGATGTCAAAGAAGGCGTTGATCGCCATATTCAACGCCACCGTGCTGTACTTGTCATAATAAAGGAACTTATCCCTCATAGGAGCCGTGGCGATGTCGCTTGGCAACTCCAGATCCACGACCTTGTCGCCTTCCAGAGCCACCGGACCCTCCGCCACCTTGCAATGAGCCACGAGAAGCCTGCCTATGCTGTTTCGGGCATAGACTTTCAGAGGCCCGCCCGGACTGTCAGGCGGGAACAGGTAAGCCAGATAATCCGCCATCATCGGCGAATCCACTTTCAATTTGACATCGAGCATTTCACAGTTCATCAAATATTATAGCCACATTTTTCGCAAAAACAGCAACTACACCAACTACACTTGAAGCTATGTTTGATTTTCAATGAGTTAACCAAAAACGAGGTGTAGTTGACCCTCGAAAATGTGTAGTTAGAGTAGTTGGAGTCACCGCAAGTGTAGTTGAATGTAGTTGGAGTGTAGTTCTTCAACTACACCGCAACTACACCTTATTTCGTTAATATTCATTCATTTACTTCAAGTGTAGTTAGTGTAGTTAGTGTAGTTGGGGTTTTTCGTTTCCTCAGCAAAATAATTTTTCACTAATTTACGTAATTTATTGAAGAACTACAATAGATAACACAATATAAACATTTGTTCTATTTAAAAGTATGTAAAAATAGTTATTTTACTTGTGCTAAATTTTGGCACAACCACCCTGTTTTTCCCGATTTCCCGCCGTTTTGGCTAAATTTTGAAAAGTGTAAGCAAATGCCGCTATTTCGCTTCCGCTTTTTGATTGGTTATTATAAAATCGCCGTTTCACACACTTGTTTCCAATAAAAATCGTAAGTAATTAATGAAATATCAGCGACTCTTCCTGTATGACACAAAAAAGGCGGCGTCCATACGGATGCCGCCGCGCCTGTCGGTGAATGAGATACTCGCCTTATCCTGAGTCAGGTTGCAATCAGGCGAATTTGACAGACGATAGTTCTTGGCTGAAGTTCTTTATGCCCTCCTCGATTTTCTTCACGGTCTTTGGGGAAGGATGCCTGTAGCCGCTGATGTAGTGGCTAAGAATGGTCTGGCTCACTCCGGTTACTTTCTCCAGTCCGGCAAGCGTTAGGATAAACGCATATTGTTGGAGGAAAGAGGGAACGTCGTTGTAGAACTCAAAATCGACATCCGGACACTCTTTGCCCTCTTCCGCAAGCATCTGCTTTGCCTCCTCATAAGAGTTGTAAAAGTCCTCTATGGCTTCTTTGGCTGTCTTGCCTTGACCGAGAAGTCCGAATGGAATCGCTTTGTTATACTCCATTGTTGCGTCGAAGGTTCCGTCCGAACCTCTCGCGATATAAACCTTTGCCTTCATATCTGATTTTATTAATTAAATATTTGTTAAGCATTGGGGTGGGTTATAGTTCCACCCCCGATTGCTTGCTTATGTTCTCCAATGTCCGGTCTTTCGCTTCTTGGCTGCTGTGTCGCGGTATCTGGAACTTTATTCCTGTTATCGGACTGAACCACCAGTCGTGGTTTTTACCGTGCGAGAGGAAAGAGCATCCGCCTTTCTTCAGCTTCCTTATGACTTCCGAGTATCTCATTACCGTTATTGTTTTGATTGCACTGCAAAGATAAGGAATTTCTTAACATTTACCAAATTTTTGGCGATTATTTTTACTTTTTCTTTTTTCCGAAAACGGCCTCGACCTCCTCGTCCGTGTCCGGATCACGTCTGATCCGGCGGTAATCGGAGCTGAAGGTGATGCTGACAAGGCGTTCCTGATGACAGACGCAAATCAGGCCGATGACAGCCTCGTAGTCTCGTGGTGAGACCTGAACGAGATAGTCAACCCATTCCAGAAGAGGGAGGCTCCGCAGCCACTTCACATACGCCCGCCGCCTGGCCGCAATCACATTGGCGTACCTGTTCCGGAACGCCTCCTCCTGCTTCCTTGAATACAGAACATATCTCCTCAGGTCTTCCATCACTCCTCCCAAAGTTCGGCATCAACCGCTTCGGCTGGCTCGGTGACCGATGGGGGAGCGCTGGCCGCCGTGCGGTTGTCACCAATCTCCAACGTGTCCGTAGAAATGTCCAGATCTATTCCGTAATTGACCTTCAGCGCGTCATAGTCAAAGACCATCGCCGTGGTGACGCGGCTCTTGCCGGTCTCAGGATTGCTCGACACGTAGGTCTTGTTCTCCAGCAGCTTGAACCGCATCGACTTGGCCGTACCGATGAACTCCGGCGAATGCTCAAGATAGTACTTCAAAGAATCCCTCGGAATCACCTTCCCGTTCACATCCTTGCCCTCCTTCATATAGAGAGCCGAAAGCCGCTGGAAAGCCAGATAGATGTACCGCACTCCGTGCTTCGGCTCGAACGGCACGTCCGACTCCTTGATGGCGAACGGACGGTCCCCGGCGCAAAGCTTATAATCGATGTTGATGTACGCCTGTCCGGACGCCACCAGATTCTCCACAATCTCCCAAAAGCCCGAAAGCTCGTTGTTCTGTCTGGTCTTCTGGTTCTGGTCCACGCAACCCTTGCAGCAAAGCCTGAATATCTCCTCGCTGTCAAACGGCACATCGATGTCCGTCCTCAAAGCCCGGTAGGCCGCCAGCAGGATAGCCCAGTTCCTCAGTGTCCTGTCCTCGACATTGTAAGACCGCACCCTTTCATTCATGTCCGACAACGTCTCGTCCCAAACCCTTCGGAAATCCGTCTGGAACTTTGACCGCAGCTGCAGCAGCTGGTTCGTCAAATGGGTAAGCCCCCGCTTCTCGACAAGCTTCAGACTCTCGTAGTTCCTCTTCTCCTGGTCGCTGAACGTTGTCTTGCTGAATGTCAGGAACACAAGCCGGTTGAACAAAGCGATGTCGGCGGTCGGCATCTCCTGACCGCTCATCACAACCCCGCAGTCCACAGCCGTGGTCTCGCGCCTCTTGTCATTGTCCATATTCATCCTTGACCGCCCGGCACCGTCCCAAATACCCTTCAGGAACTCCCTCTTCTCAAGGTCAAGGTTGTTCTTGTACTCATCAAGATGCACCACCGCGTTGCTGACCTCCGCCACAGCCTCGGCAAGAGCCGCCTTGGTCGTGTTGTTGATGTTTGGCGCGATGTTGTTGGCGATGAAGAACGAAGTCAGCGAGTGTCCCAGTTCCGACTTGCCGGTGCCTTTGGGTCCGAACAGCGAAAGGATGGGAAAAGAGGTCGTGACCGAGGTCACAACGTCCTTGAACAGCGAGGCGAAGAGGAAGCAGAGCGCCACCTTGGCGTTGTCCCCGAACACGGTGATCAGTCTCTCGGAATATTCCCGGAACGAGACGCTGTTGGTCTCCGTGTAGACGAACTTCCTCGCCAGCTGATAGCCCTGCGTGTTGTCCCTCGTGTCGAGGGCGCATCCCGGAAGATAGAACTTCTGACCCTTGATGTCGATGATCCCGTACTTGTCAACCGACTTGAATGTCCCGTTGTCCAATCCGCCGTTGCCCCATGCGTAGAAGCCCCATTTCTTCTGCCACCCCAGCTGCTTGATCTCGTCGGCTGAGGGTGTGCCGTCGTAGAGGAACTTCTTAAGAGAGGTGAGCTCGTTGGCTGTGGCCTCCCAGACGTAGTTGCCCGCCGTCTCGACACGCGTCTTGAAATCGGTGAACGAGACCAGCTCGCTCTGGTTCAGCTTCACCACGGCCTCCTGCTGCTTGACGTTTCTCAGTGTGAATATCCTCCGGGCGTTCTTCTCGTCACGGATGTGCAGGATTGGAGTCATCGTGAAGTTGCTCCACCTCACATCGTTCCCGGATCTGGAAGCTCCGTAGTAGCAGTTGTTCTTGACGTAGAAGCCATAGTTCTGGAGCATCTCCTTCGTTCCGTCCTCCTTCGCCTCGGAGCGCTCCTGGTCATTCTTCGCCTTGAAATATTCCTGCGTCCAGATCCTGCCGAACTTGTAGCGCTTGGTGAACGCCTCCCTGTACATGTCGGCGGCGCTCTGGTCCTGTACCTTCGCCAGCAGCTTGCAGACCTCGGTGATCACGGCGGCCTTCTCCGTCTGGGACGCGGCTCCCCCCATCCATTTCTCGCAGATCCAAGGAATATAGTCGTGCGTCCTCTGAAGGTTGCATTCGTCGAACTCGTGCTGGTGCGTCCGGAAGAACTCGTCGGCGTCCTTGCCGAGATCCGCCGGCAGCTCCATCACGCTGACCGAAAGCCCCTCCTCCGTCAGCATCCTCGCGTTCTTCAGCACCGCCTCGACACCGGCCTCGTCGGTGTCCCCGATGATAGTGACCCTTTCGGCCTTGGCTTTCAGGAGGCTGATCTGCTCCTGGGTCAAAGCCGTCCCGCAAGGGGCGACGGCGTTCTTCACTCCGATCTCATGCAGACGGCACACGTCCAGGTTGCCCTCCACAAGGTAGGCCTGCTTTGTGGCGTAGATCTGCATGTTGGCCTGAAGCCATCCGAACAGGATCCCCTTCTTTTTGTAAAGCTCGGTCTCTCCCGTGTTCAGGTACTTCGGGACACCCGGCTTGTCGCCGATGTACCTTCCCGAGAACCCGGCCACGTAGCCGCTCGTCCAGAAGACTGGAAACATCAGCCTGTGCCTGAACGTGTCGTAGACGGTGCCGTCATCCTCGTTCCTCTTGACAAGCCCGGCGGCGAGCAGCACGTCCTCCTTCCAGCCAAGCCCCGTGAGGTACTGTTTCAGCCCGCCCTTCTCAGGAGCGTAGCCGAGGCAGAACAGCTCGGCGGTCTCCTCCTTGATCCCTCGTCTCTTCAGGATGTACTCCCTGGCTCCTGGCGACTCCCTGTAGCGCTGGATGAACCACTCCGCCGCCAGCTTGTTCACGGTCATCATCTGTGACCTTCTGAACTCAGCAGCCTTCTCCTCCGGTGTCTGCTCCCTCTTCTCGTACTCTATCCCCAGCTTCCCGGCAAGATATTCCACCGCCTCGTAGAAAGTCATGCCGCGCCGCTCCATCACAAAGCTGATGGCGTCGCCTGTGCGTCCGCAACCGAAGCAGTGATACATGTTCCTCGAAGGTGTCACCACGAACGAAGGAGTCTTCTCCCCGTGGAAAGGGCAACAGCATTTGTAGTGGCTGCCTTCTCGCTTGAGCTCCACTCCCTCGTCCTGGATGATCGAGACGATGTCCCGCTCCTTGATCTGGTCTTTTACATAGTCGGGGATCATAAGTCAAATAAATCTATGGCCTGGCCATTGTCCGCACTCTCGAATATCCTTTTGCAGGAAACATCGTTCACTCTATCGTTAGCCTGGTCTATCTCGAAAATCAGCTTCCTTGCGATGCCGATGTTCTGCTCAAGATGGCATTTGCGCTGGATCTCCCAAGTCTGCATCCGTACCGGTTCAAGCCCTGCGAACTCCATCAACTGGACTTCCCAAAGCTGCACGGCCATCTGGCACGCCCCGCGCAGTGCCGACCATTCCGGCCTGTCCATCTCGAACACCGAGATCAGGCCTCTTGAATCCTTGTCGGCGTACAT